CAGGGTTTAAGACGCTATCAACCGCCGGACGATGGTTCAAGAATGATTTACTATTTAGTAACTGACATCTGGAAGTTTCTGGGGGTGGATGAATGAGGGTGATAGAGTTAATTTTATCCGCTGACAAATTGCCTTTGTTTGGCTTTCTCAAGTCTACGCCAACCCAAGTTTGGAAGAATGGGGAACACTACAAATTTATCTATTTTGAGCCAATAGGCGAGGGCTTGACGGCTTTCCACTACAAAGGTTTGTATGTGGCAGTTAAAGACGAAAACGAGGAAGTAGAGGGCTGGGAACTAACCAGAGATTTAGAAATAGGTTTGGCTAGTCCTGACTTGCTGATGATCCTGAAAAATTTAGAGGTAAATAAATTGACAGAGCAACGGCAGGGGCTTGGAGTGGAGTTAAAAGGCTGGGTTTTTAACCTGATTTGTAACGGCATTTATACCAGATATGAGACTTCGCTTTTTGTCCGCTTGCTATTTGTCAATGGCTACAGTTTTAGTCAGCTGGTGGACTTGTTTTCAGCAATCGTCAAACGCAAAGACCTAGCAAGCTACTTTCTAGAAGTAGCGACAAAATTCTATAAGGAGGTGGCTTTTGAATAGCAATGACATTGTAAATAAAATCATTGAAGAGAATCAGCAAGAAGCACCGCCTGAAGTGGTGGACTTGACCCAAGCAAGGAAAACCAACGAGGAACACAATAGCCTGAACTTGGCAAAGAGACCAAGAGGGGACGGCTTTGATAGAGGTTTAGACAATCTGAGAAAGATTTTGAGCGGAGATAGCAAGCTAAAAGGGGCGATACAGTACAACACTTTTACATATGAAATTGAAGTGACTAGACCAATGAAGCTAAACGGTAGAACCCTGAACGGTGCAATCGATGACCTGATTATCAGAGAGATTAGGGCTTATATTGCTACCAAGTATAAGCTAGACTATAAAAAGCCTGATATAGCTGATTTTTTGGAGATAGTGGCTGGAGAAAATAGCTACAACCCCTTAAAAGACTATCTGGAATCTTGCGAAAGCGAGTATAAAGAGTTAGTGAATCAACGTGAGCCCTTTGATATTTTAAGGCATTATCTTAATATCAAGGATGACGAATATAACCGTATTATCATGGATTTGTTTTTCCGTGGAGCGGTTGCCAAGGTGTTTGACCCTACCGTTAAGTTTGACTTTGTGCTGGACTTGACTGGAAGGCAGGGAGTAGGAAAGACACAATTTTTTGAGGGGCTTTTTACTCACAAGTATTTTACAACCGTTGAGACATTCACAGACAAAGACGACAAGGCTAGAATGGTGAGAAACTGGTGTGTCTTTGATGATGAGATGGTGGCCAGTAAAAAGGCTAGTTTTTCAGAATTGAAGAAATTCATCACAGAAACCAAGCTAGAGTTTAGACCCCCTTACGCTTCCAGTGACAGGCGATTGCCTAAGAGTTTTATCATTGTCAGAGCAACTAATGACCATGATTATTTGAACGACCTGACAGGGGAAAGGCGCTTTCTAGTTGTAGAAGTCCACAAGGACACCGCCTATAAGGGCAGGAAATGGACAGAGAAAGACCGCAGAGCCTTTTGGGGCGCTATGGTAGTAGCTTGGAGGGCTAACCAAGTCTTGAACCTGACGGACGAGCAGGAAAAGCTAGTAAATGAGGTTAGAAGTCGTTACAAGTTTGTAGATGAAATTCTTGAGGATTTGGAGCGCTATTTAGATACTCCTTACCCAAAAAGAATGTATCAGTTCCCGATGACCGACAGAATGCGCTACTATTATATCTATGATATGATGAACGAGGGATACTATAGAAATAACAGGGGTGGAACAGTTGAACTTGACACAGACACCTATGGCGAACTGGTAGATAGGGACAAGATGACCATTAACCTATTTTTTCAAGAGGTGTATTTGACTGACAAAGCACCGCCAAAGGATAAGGCTAAGGTTAAAAAGTATATGCAAAACCTAGACGGCTGGGAGCATAAACGATCTTTAAAATTTGGAAAAAGTGTTAAGCCTGGTTATTCAAAACCTAAAAAGTAGTTAGGTAGTCACTAATTTAAAAAATGACTACCTTTCAGAGGGTAGCTAAAGCCTTTAAACAAAAAGGATTTAGAAAAAGGGTAGTTTTTAAGATTTTACTGACTACCCTATCAAATCCTTGATATAATTGACTTTTATATAAAAAAGTAGTTATTTTATATTATTTGTAAACTATATAGAGTAAATAGAGTTAAGGTGTTTATTATTATTTTTTTTTGTGAGCAAGGTGACTACCTGACTACGTTTTTTGTAAACCCTTGGGACTGTAAGGCGGAGAGCGTAGTCACTAGATATCCTAAAATGACTACACTTTTTGGAATTGTGAGGAGGAGACCTAAAAAGAAATGGAAATAGTAACTTAAATGAGTAACTTTTAAGACTGAAATCATATTTGTATTTTACATAATGAGAAAATGTAAATAGGAAATCACAAAAATAGCCCTCCTCCCTTGATAGACAAGGCGAGAAGGGAGGTCGCTTAAATTTAACAGAATAGAAGATATGTTAAATATATGGCACCAAAAAAGAGAGGAAAAACAGATGAATCCAAACAAAGATTACACTCCATTTTTACAGGATAACTTTATTATTTTTAACAAAGATGGTATAATAGAGATGAGGAAAATACCAGACTTTGGAAGTGTGGTATTTACTAGTCAAGATGGCAATATTGTCCAGATTGAAACGACAATTAAAGAAAGATAGCTGACTAGACAACTAGAGGCGTAACATTAAAGCTAAGTAGCTTTTTTGTTGCGTCTCTTTTTGTTTTGAGAAAGAGGAAGTAATGAGGAATAAAGACCCAGTAGAGAGTTGAAACTAATAAGCACAATCAAAAGAAATGAGGAATAAAAGAACATGGAAACATTACAAACTATTGAAACTAAAATTGACAAACTGATTGAACAGAATAAGAAAGCTATTGAGATGACTGAGGCGGAACTGGTTAAAGTAAACCAAGCTATTTCAGACACTCAAGCAAAACTGGTACAGGCTCAAAAAGAAATCAACTCAGAAAAATACGTTGAAGCAAAAGGTGACTTATGGACGGCAGAACGTACAAAAGAATTTCATGAGGGACGTTTGAAAAAATTAACTAAAGACCCTGTAATCACTTATGATGAATATCACGCTATGGTTGCAGAAGTCTATAAATTGGCTGATGAACAACAAAAAACTTTCTATGAACCAGCGAGAAAGAAAGTGATGGAGATTGTAAAACTTGGGGATGACTCTATGAAAGAAGCAAAGTATGTTGATAGTATACTTAAAAAACTTGAAAAGGATATCTCTAAAAATAATGAGGAGTATAAGAAAGGGAAAAACGGTTATTGGCTTAGTGGGTTCTATTCTAGTTTATCCTATGAACCAAGAGATGCATTGTATGGCTATAGATATAGATTGAATGAAATGGCTGAGAATTTCAAAAGGGAATAAAATTAAAATACCCCCTCCCCCCTTCAGTTATCCCCCCTACTAACAAATAGAAAGATGAGGTATATAGAATGCCCCTACATACTGGTAAGTTTGATTTAAACGAATACGGGAAGTATTTAGCAGAAAAGTCTGCTGAGATTTACGAAGAGAAAACTAAACAAGCAGTTGACGCGATGGAGCGACATAGACAAGAATGTTTAGCAAGAGACGCCAAGTGGCAAGCTATCGTAGATCGTTCCGATGAACTATTAAAAGAAAAGAAGGAAAGAGAGCACCAGCAAGAGATTGAACGCTTGATGGAAGAGAAGCGCAAAGAGGTTGATAGAGAAGTTAGTCAGCGCCTATCAATGTCAAATGAACACCAGAAAAAACTGAACAAAGCGATGAGTGAAATGTTGAAAGATTTATTTTAAAGAGAACATAAAAAGACTCCATAAAAAAATAATTAAAAAGTTTTTTAATAAAGTGAATCGGAAAAATATTTTTTGTGAAAGAGATTGGAGAAGCAAGGGAGAAGGAGGGGGGATACCCCCCTCCCCCTCGGAGCTCCCGAACTTCCCACCATCACTGTACATTTTTTCTCGCGGGAAATGAAAGGTAGTTGTATAAAATGACATTGAAAGGTATGGGCTATCTCAGGAAGAAGCTAGCCAATTATAAAATGGGTGTAGATACTAGATACAATCAGTATGCTATGCAACACAATGACATAGATGTTGGTATTACGATACCACCTCAAATCAGGCAACAATATCGAGCGGTCTTAGGTTGGACTGTTAAGGGTGTTGACAGTCTTGCAGATCGTTTGGTCTTTCGTGAGTTTGCCAATGATGAGTTTGGAGCGAATGAAATCTTTGCTCAGAACAATCCAGATGTATTCTTTGATAGCGCGATTCTTTCGGCTCTGATTGGGTCGTGTTGTTTTGTTTACATCTCGCAAGGGGACGATGATGACGCTCCTCGGTTGCAGGTTATCGAGGCGAGTAATGCAACTGGTGTTCTGGATCCTATCACTGGCTTGTTGATAGAGGGCTATGCCGTTTTGAAAAGGGATGACAATGGTTATGCCGTGCTTGAGGCTTATTTTACTAGTGATGTGACTTGGTTCTATCCGAAAGATGGTAAGCCGTTTGCAATCGAAAATCCGACGGGTGTTCCTTTGCTGGTGCCAGTCATTCATAGGCCTGATACTGTTCGGCCGTTTGGTCGGTCACGAATTACTAAGGCTGGGATGTACTATCAGAGATATGCTAAACGAACGCTTATGCGGTCAGATGTTACTGCTGAGTTCTATTCATTCCCTCAGAAGTATGTGTTGGGATTGAGTCAAGATGCTGAGGCGATTGATACTTGGAAAGCAACTGTATCTAGCTTGCTGACGTTTACGAAAGATGATGAGGGGGAAAAGCCGAATGTGGGACAATTCACCACGTCCAGCATGTCTCCTTTTACTGAGCAGTTACGGACTGCAGCAGCTGGATTTTCTGGGGAAATGGGATTGACCTTGGATGATCTTGGTTTTGTTTCTGACAATCCGTCATCCGTTGAAGCCATCAAGGCTAGTCATGAGAACTTGCGTTTAGCTGGTCGGAAGGCTCAGCGCTCTCTGGGTTCTGGTCTGCTGAATGTGGCTTATGTCGCTACTTGTTTACGTGATGAGTTTCCTTATTTGAGGAAACAGTTCAATAAAACGGTCGTGAAGTGGGAGCCTTTATTTGAGGCGGACGCTAACATGCTGACCTTGATTGGTGATGGTGTTATCAAACTGAATCAAGCGGTGCCTGGCTATATGGATGCTGAAACCATCCGTGACTTGACTGGAATTAAGGGGTCAGACAAGCCTGCTCCAGTAGTGAAGGAGGGTGCAGATGGTGGAAGATATGTTTCCGAGTCTACTCCAGAAAATTAAGGACGAATTTGAAAAAAGCTAGGCTTGATAGTGAGATTCTGGAAGAGTTACTAGAAAAGAATAAAGTTAATTATCTGGACGCCAATCAATATGCTATAGAAATTGGTGAAATACTCGCAAAGGTCTTAGGAGCTTACTTGAGTAATATCAATCAAGAAGATGTGGAGCGTCGAAAACAGATAGGTATAGAGTCTGCTGAAGAACGTAAAAGAAAACGAGATGAAAGGATTGCCAAGTTTGGAAATCCTAGAAGAAGATTAAGCTAGGCATAAGTTACAGGAGTAGAAAGGTTGTCGTTAAAAATGGAGCTGGATAAGTTTAAAACGATGATGAACGTCAGAAAGCGGATGACTTACTTTCTGAGATTTCAGAGGATGGCAGGTAGTGAAAACCAAGTTAGGATAGATGAAGAGGCTTGGAAACTTGTCTTACCTGATCAGTGGCATTTGAGCGGTGAGCATGAAAAAGCAATCCGTGAGGGGTTGGAGATATTCGCCCACGACATCAACAGCATAGAGAACGAGAGAGCCAGAAAATACTTCATTATCCATTATTGCTATATGAGAAAGAAAACTATGAGCGAATGCGTAGAAATGGCAGGTACTAGCTCCACTAGCTACCACCGATACAAACAGATATCCGTCTTAAACTTTGCAAGAATCCACCAGAACGGAGAGCTAGAAGCATATAAGTAGGCTGAGGCTGCATATTCGCCCCCTTATTTCGCTTTGTTTCGTACTGGACAACTAAAACACCATAGATAAACTAGAAGCCCTTAGAAACGAATCTGGGGGGCTTTTGTGAGGTCATAATCTTATAAACTACGCGCTTCATGGTATAATATACCTATCAGCAATCAGCAATAAAAAAGCACGTTTGACCGTGCTAGTTTCTTGCCTGCTGAACTCGTCATTTATTGCCCTTTTGTGGGGCTTTTTTTTGTGGACTTTTTGAGAATTTTTAAGAACTTTTAATGATTTCTAATCAAATGAGATTTTTCAAAAAGTCAGTAATATCAAGGGTTTAGGCGCTATATTGAGGTGTGAAATGATGCCTAAGTCAAATTATTTTGAAATAAAACTACTATATAATATTATTCATAGAGGTAATATAGTAAAATATCTAAAAAATTCGATTTTTTCCTTGACAACAAATAATAAAAATGTTATTCTTATCACATAAGAAAGCGGTTTCAATAAAAGAGAGAGGAGGATTTATTTTGTTGCATTGTTGCTCAAGGTGTGATTTTTTTGAAAGAAAAAATAAAATGAAAACGAAAAAACATAGATTACTTGCTCTAGCTCTTATTTCAAGTTTTACATTATTGGGAGCTGCATCAGCTGCTGTATAATATCCAGATGGAGGAGTATGGACATATGGAGAAGGTTCAGGAGGTGGTTAGGCTTTTTCAAATTACTATCATGGTAAAAAATATCATTATTCATCCATCGTGAGCAGATGGGATGGTCATTCTGATAAAGGAGAAGCTCCTGCTGGAAAAACCTCCTATGCATGGATTTGGACTAAATGGGGAGAACAAGTAGCATTTTACTGTGATTATGACTAATCGTTCATTGATTTAAATCGTTCCCCTTGTAAGAAATTACAGGGGGAATTTTGTTTACAAGGAGTCTACCAAGGAGTCTACTATGAAGAAACTATTCATATTATTATCAACTTTTTTTCTCAGCTTCTTCCTTGCTTGGATTATTGTCTTACGTGCGCCACAATATTTATATGCAAGCTATGATTCCGTTTCTTTACTTCGTGTCAAAAAAGATACTCAGGAACCGACGCGTGAGGTATTTGAACAGGAATTGGAGAATTTTGCAAACTCAGAACAGAGTTTAATAGCTAGAAGAATTGTAGAGCCGAGTAAGGATGGGACGACTCACTTTACTTATGCAACTTATGGTCAGGGAACTTTACCAAAAGAATTCCAAGAAGCTAGCCAAGAAAGTCGTGAACGTAGTGATCCGCTAAATAGTTATCTCCTTTTGTCAGGCTCCTTGACGAAAGAAAAGCTTGCCGATAAATTAGGAGATTTGGGTTATAAAGCAAGTGCTGACCGAAAGATACCGCCCTATTTTCTTGCTTTTCGAATATTACTAAATCCCCTTATTTTAATTAGTTTAGCAATATTTGGCTTATCTTTCTTTGCTTTAGTGATTATCACTCGGATTAAGGAAATGAGAGCAGCAGGTATAAAACTCTTTTCTGGTCAGACTCTCTTATCCATCATGGGGCATTCTTTATCTACTGATATCAAGTGGCTCCTTCTATCAGCCCTCCTTTCCTTCCTAGGTGGGGGAGTCGTTCTTTTTAGTCAAGGTTTGTTTTATCCTATCTTGTTAGCCACCTATGGTTTTGGGATTAGTTTCTATCTGTTGTTTTTATTGGCGATTTCAATTTTACTAATGCTTCTTTATCTAATGAGTTTGAGTTACAAAGCATTAGTTCCCGTTATTAAGGGGAGATTACCCCTTAAACGCCTGATGATTTTAACCCTATTGTGTCAGTTGGTTGCTGTCTTTACAGTAGGATACGCTGTTAAGACAGGTTTGACGTCTTACCAACGATTGAAAGAACTTGAAATTTCAAAACAAGCATGGCAGGATAGAGCAGACTATTATCAAATTTCTTTTGGCTTAGGTGATAGAGGAAAAGATACAGAAAATCAGAGCAAGTGGTATGCCTTTGCCAAGGAAGCAATCGAAGAAGAACAAGCTCTTTATGTAAAGGATAATCTGCTCCATTTTGCCAATCCACAAGGAAAAAATGAACAGGGAGAGACACTGGATACCTATAGTCCAGATGCTAATACGCTCTATGTTAGTCCCAGTTATTTGGACAAGGAAAAGGTCGTGGTAGATGCTGAGACCAAACAGAAGTTAGCCCATCTCCAAAAAGGTGAGTTTATCCTCTTGCTCCCAGAACATTTGCGCTCTCGAGAAGCAGAACTTAAGAAAGTTTTTGAAGAAAGATTGAGTTATTATGGAAAATCTGGTGAGGAGGCAAGTGCTCCTTTGGATTATGAGATGAAAGCGCACGTTAGTTATCTTTCAATGGGAGAAAAGCGGTTTGTTTATAATAACGGTGAGAATCCCGTATCCACTCAGTATTTGACTGATCCGATTTTAGTGGTATTCACGCCGACTTCTACAGGTGATAGTTTTATATCCTTATCTAGTTGGTCTATCAATGCTGGAAAACAACTCTTTATCAAAGGATATGAGAGTGGGCTAGAACTCTTGAAGAAAGCTGGAATTTATGAGCAAGTATCCTATCTTAAAGAAGGAAGAAGTGTTTATCTAACTCGTTATAATGAAGTTCAAACTGAAACAGCAACTTTAATCTTAGGAGCTATTGTTGGAATAGCCAGTTCCTTGTTACTCTTTTATTCTGTCAATCTTCTATATTTCGAGCAATTCCGCCGAGATATCTTGATTAAACGAATTTCAGGTTTACGATTTTTTGAAACACATGCTCAGTATATGGTTAGCCAATTTGCTAGTTTTGTATTTGGTGCTAGTCTCTTTATTTTAAGCAGTCGAGACTTGGTGATTGGCTTGCTCACTTTATTGGTCTTTCTAGCTAGTGCAGTTTTGACGCTTTACCGTCAAGCGCAGAAAGAATCTCGTGTTTCTATGACAATTATGAAAGGAAAATAGGATGATTGAACTAAAGAATATATCTAAAAAATTTGGAAGCCGTCAGCTATTTTCAGATATGAATCTTCATTTTGAAGGTGGGAAAATTTATGCCTTAATCGGTACAAGTGGCTGTGGTAAGACAACACTCTTGAATATGATTGGACGATTGGAGCCATATGACAAAGGGCAAATCATCTATGATGGCACTTCTCTTAAGGACATCAAGCCTTCTGTTTTCTTTAGAGATTACTTAGGATACTTATTTCAAGATTTTGGCTTAATTGAAAGCCAAACCGTCAAAGAGAATCTCAATCTGGGTTTAGTTGGTAAAAAGTTGAAGGAAAAAGAGAAAATCTCTTTGATGAAACAAGCTCTAAACCGTGTAAACCTCTCTTATTTGGATTTGAAGCAACCTATATTTGAGTTATCAGGAGGAGAAGCACAACGTGTTGCACTAGCGAAGATAATTTTAAAGGATCCACCTTTGATCCTCGCAGATGAACCAACCGCTTCCTTAGACCCCAAAAACTCTGAGGAATTACTTTCCATCCTAGAATCTTTAAAAAATCCGAATCGGACCATTATTATTGCGACCCATAATCCTCTGATTTGGGAGCAAGTGGATCAGGTCATTCGAGTTACCGATTTATCACATAGATGATATGGTAAGATTCAGTTAGAAGAAAGAGTCACAAACACACTTTGTGGCTTTTTTATTTCCATAAAAATGGTAAAATAGTAGGAGTAGAAATGGAGTTCGAGACATGAAAGTAATAGATCAATTTAAAAATAAGAAAGTCCTTGTTTTAGGTTTGGCCAAGTCTGGTGAATCTGCAGCTCGTTTGTTGGACAAGCTAGGTGCCATTGTGACAGTAAATGATGGGAAACCTTTCGAGGACAATCCAGCTGCCCAAAGTTTGCTGGAAGAAGGGATCAAGGTCATTACAGGTGGCCATCCTTTGGAACTCTTGGATGAAGAGTTTGCCCTTATGGTGAAAAATCCAGGTATCCCCTACAACAATCCCATGATTGAAAAGGCTTTGGCCAAGGGAATTCCAGTCTTGACTGAGGTGGAATTGGCTTATTTGATTTCAGAAGCACCGATTATTGGTATCACAGGATCGAACGGTAAGACAACCACAACGACTATGATTGGGGAAGTTTTGACTGCTGCTGGCCAACATGGTCTTTTATCAGGGAATATCGGCTATCCAGCTAGTCAGGTTGCTCAAATAGCATCAGATAAGGACACGCTTGTTATGGAACTTTCTTCTTTCCAACTCATGGGTGTTCAAGAATTCCATCCAGAGATTGCGGTTATTACCAACCTCATGCCAACTCATATCGATTATCATGGATTATTTGAGGAATATGTAGCAGCCAAGTGGAATATCCAGAACAAGATGACAGCAGCTGATTTCCTTGTCTTGAACTTTAATCAAGACTTGGTAAAAGACTTGGCTTCCAAGACAGAAGCCACTGTTGTACCATTTTCAACACTTGAAAAGGTTGATGGAGCTTATCTGGAAGATGGTCAACTCTACTTCCGTGGTGAAGTAGTCATGGCAGCGAATGAAATCGGTGTTCCAGGTAGCCACAATGTGGAAAATGCCCTTGCGACTATTGCTGTAGCCAAGCTTCGTGGTGTGGACAATCAAACCATCAAGGAAACTCTTTCAGCCTTCGGTGGTGTCAAACACCGTCTCCAGTTTGTGGATGACATCAAGGGTGTTAAATTCTATAACGACAGTAAATCAACTAATATCTTGGCTACTCAAAAAGCCTTGTCAGGATTTGACAACAGCAAGGTCGTCTTGATTGCAGGTGGTTTGGACCGTGGCAATGAGTTTGACGAATTGGTGCCAGATATTACTGGACTCAAGAAGATGGTCATCCTGGGTCAATCTGC